TCATCGGGCAGCGTGTGGCGACGGGGACGGTCGCTGCCGGCATCGTTCAGCGCACGACCTCCGTCAATCAGGCCCGTGAGGAACACGGCCCCGGCTCGCTCACGCACCTGATGGTCAAGGGCTGGCGTGGTCTGAATGAGATCACGTCGCTCGACGTCCTCAGTGTCGATGCTGCAGGCGGCGCCGTCGCTCGGGCGTTGACGTTCACCTTCACCGGGACGATCGCGACCCCGGGGCAGCTCTACATCTACCTCGGCGGGAAGCGGCTCCAGGTGCTTTGCGAGACCGATCTCGCCACCTGCGCGGCGAACCTGGCCGACGCAATCAACGCCGACACCGATCTCCCGTTCACCGCTGCCGCCGTCGCCGCGGTCACCACGCTCACCTGCAAATGGGCCGGGTTGCTCGGCAACACTATTGATGTCCGGCTGAACCATCTCGTCGGCGAGAAGCTCCCGGGCGGGCTGATCGTCACCGGGAACGGATTGGCAGTTTCCGGCTCGGGCGATATCGATCTCTCGGCCGTTGTCGGCGCGCTCGACGGCGTGCACTACGACGTGATCGTCCACCCGGCAACCGACCCGACAAATCTCGCGACGATCAAGGCCGAGCTCGAGGCGCGCGACAATGCGCTCGTCGGCCAACAGGCCCACGCGTTCGTCGGCACCGGAGGACCATTCGCGACTTTGGCCGCGTTCGGTGACGGTCGGAACTCTCGATTCGAAACATTCCTAGGAAGCGAGAGCTTCCCGGGAATCCCCGCCGTTCGCGGCGCGGCAGTCGCCGGAGAGGCAACGCTACTCCTCGAAAGCAACCCGGCCCGCCCCGTCACCGGCCGCCACACGATCCCCGGCTATGCGCCCTCGGCAACGGCGCGCTTCACGCAGGAAGAGCGCAACCTGCTCCTGCACGACGGAATCTCGACCTACCGCTACACGCGGGGCGACGAGGTGCAGATCGAGCGCCTCATCACGACGCATCAGGAGACGAGCGGCGGAAGCCCCGACGATTCGTTCCTCGACGTGCAAACGCAGTTCACGATTGCGCGCCTCCGTCGCGACTACGTGGCGCGCATGGCCCGCAACTTCGGCAGCTCGACGCTCGCAGAGAACGGGACCGCCGCAGCCCCGGGTGCATCCGTTGTCACGCCCGACGACATCAAGGCCGATGCGGTCGCGTGGTATCAGGGACAGATCGGCGCCGGCATCGTGCAGGACCTCGCAGGCTTCAAGGCGGCGTCCAGGGTCAATATCTCGGCGAGCGATCCGACGCGTGCCGAGATCTATCTCGCCGTAAAGGTCGTCCAGCCGTTCCGGGTGGGCGCTGCACTGCTACAGCTCCGCGCCTAACACGGGTTCGGAAACACACTCACACAGCAACAGGAGGGCGCCCGCATGGCTGGCCCCGCAATCGGTGGCACCGCGTCGCTTCGCATCGGAGACCGCGTCGCTCACATCAAGGGATCCGCGAAGATCATGCTCGGCAAGCCGGTGCGCGAGGTGCTCGTCGGTGCGACGGGCGTCGCAGGCTACAAGAAAATTGGCAGCGCTCCCTCGCTCGAGTTCGAGGAGATCCTCTCGTCGGACCTCACGCTCGAGGAGCTCTCGAACATCGAATCCGAAACGATCTCTTGGCATGGCAATGATGGCCGGGTCGTCACGTTCGAGCAGGCGTGGCAAGACGGCGAGCTTCAGCTCGACTCAGAAGAAATGACCGTCGCGCTCGTGTTCAAATCGATGTTCGCGACGGAGAGCGCAGCCTCGTGAAACCGGCACGACGTGTCGAATTCACGCTGAAGCTGAAGGAACCGATTCAACACGCCGGCGAGCAGCGCGAGATCGTGTTCTATGCGGTCACCGGGAAGACCTGGGACTTGATCGCCAAGCAAGGCGGCGAGCCCGATCGACTCGACCTGATCGCGCAGCTCACGGGCATTCCGCGCGAGATCCTCGACGCCGAGCTCTCGTTCGCGGATCGCACGCTCGCAACGCGTGCCGCCGTGGCGCTCGTCCAAAAAAAACACCGAGAGACCTCGGAGTGGGAAGCCTCGAGCGGGATCCTCGAACTCGAAGCCTCGATCGGGATCCTCGAACTCGAAGCGGAAGCGGAAGCAAGCGAAGAGAGCTCGGCGGAGTAACCGCTAGGCAGTTCGTGATTCCGAGTCACTGGCTCGACCGCTGCGGGATGGTGGCATCCGTCTTCGGCTGGACGCTCGACGAAGTGCTCGAGCTCGACGAAGCGGACCTCAACGCGTGGGTCGCACAGGCGCGACGATGGGGTGGGTTCGATGGCGGCGCGGCGAAGCGAACGGTTTGGCATCGTCCTCGGGGCGGTCGATAAGGTCTCCGCCCCGATCCGCGCCATGAACCGCTCGCTCGAGTCTGCGGTCGCACCCGTCAAGAAACTGAACCGCGCGTTCTCGGCCCTCTCAAAAGAAGCGGGATTCGGAAAGCTCGGCGCGGGATTCGGCCGTGTCGGCCGCGAGATTGCGAAGATCGGAGCCATCGGCGCCGGTGCTGCCGGCGGTCTCTTCGTCGCGCTCGAGCGCACCGCAGCCCCGCTCGACAAGCTTGCGAAGCTCACCTCTCGGATTCAGTTCCCGGTCGAGGAATTCCAGGAGTGGCGCGCGGTCGCGGGTCTCGCCGGCACAAGCTCGGACGAGTTCGACAAGAGCCTCGAGGGCCTCTCGAAACGGGTCGGCGAGCTCAAGGCCGGGACGGGCTCCCTCTCGACCCTGCTCGCCAAGGTTGACCCCGGCCTCGCGAAACGGATCAGCGGCGCCAAGGACACGCAGGAAGCGTTCGGGCTCGTGCTCGGCGCGATCCGCGAGCTCCCCGACGCCTCGAAGCAGGCCGCCCTCGCGAATGCCGCATTCGGCCGCTCGGGCGCGAAGCTGATCAACCTCGCGAAGCAGAGCTCGGAGGCGATCGCCGCGCAGCGCGAATCGGTGCGCGACGGAGTCGTCTCCGCGGAGGCGATCAAAAATGCAGAGCAGTTTGACGACTCAGTCGGCCTGCTCAAGGGCAGCCTTGGCGCGCTTTGGTCGGAGATTGCCGGGAAGCTCTTCCCGATCGTGACGAAGATCTCGGACAGCATCCGGGTGTGGGTCGGCGAAAATCGCGAACTGATTGTCACCAATGTTTCGGAGTTCATCGGCGACGCGATCACGGCCGGAGAAGAGTTTTTCAAAACGCTTACGACCGTCATCCCCGCGGTGATCTCGATGGTCTCGCATATTGGCGGACTGAAGACGATCCTCATCGTGCTAGGCGCGGTCGCCCTTGCCCCGCTTGTGCTCGCAATCGCGGCCCTCGGCCCGCTGCTCATGGGCACCGCCGGAATTGTTTTGCTTGTCGGCACCGCGTTCGCGCTGGCGGCAGCGGAGGTCATAGACAACTGGGAAATGCTTAAAGCGTTCGTTGGCGGCACGATCGATTGGATCGCTGACTCGTTCGCATCTCTCAGCGACTCGATCCCCGAGCCCGTGAAGATGCTGCTCGGGCTCACGCCGATTGGGCTCGCAGTGAGGGGGATCGGCGCCGCCGCGGATTTCTTTTCGGGCGGCGCGGAACCCGCACTCGCCGGCGCAGGTGCGGCCGGTGGATCAGTACCGCTCCCGGAAGGTCGCGCCGCACAGCGTGCGCAGCTCGAGGGGAAGCTCACGGTTCGTGTCGATCAATCCGGCCGGGTCGATTCCGTCGAGCTCGACTCGCCGGCCGCGCTCGACCTCGAGCAGGGCGGGATCATCGGACAGGGGCTCTAGATGACCTTCGCTCTCCTCTCCGGTCTCGCGAACGAGCCACGCAGCGAAGCCCGCGAGGGATGGTTCGCGCGCCTCCGTGAGGCCGAATTCGACGGCGTTCCGTTCTTCACGCTCGAGGGCGAGTGGGAGTTCGGCCGGCGGATCACCGTCCACGAGTACCCGCAGCGCGACTTGCCGAACGCAGAGGATCACGGCCGGAAGGCCGATCGATTTCGGTTCGACGCGTTTCTCGTCGGGCCCGATTATGACCGCGACCGCGACGCGCTGATCGAAGCGATCCGGAATCACAACAGCCCCCGCGAGCTCGTGACCGAGCGATGGGGATCGCGCCGCGTCGTCGTCGAAACGGGCCGCGTCCGCGAGACCTCGATCGAGGGCCGTTGGTGTCGGATCTCCATCGAAGCGGTCGAAGCTGGCGCGAACCTCGAGCCGTCGAGTTCGACCGTCACCGAGAACGCCGTCGAAGAAGCGACGCAGAACGCTGCGGTCGCGCTGCTCTCGCAATTCCTGCAGACGTTCCGCGGCGCCAGTGACACGGTCGCCCGCTGGGCCCGTGACCGCGTCTCGCTGCGCGTAGTTGAAGCAATTGAAACCCTCGAGCGTGACGGGCTCGGCCTGATCCGTGCCGGGCAATCCGGTCCCTCCGCGTTACTCGGTCTGCCCGAGGTGAAGCTCGCGGCCCGGATCCTGAAGGGCCAGATCGGAGGGCTCGGCGCAGCGGAAGACTCGGGCGCCGCTAACTCACCCGCCTCGTTCGGCTCCGACTTGATCGATCTCTATCTCGACTTCGCGAGGATCGACGCGACCGGGAAGGACCGCGCGCGCTTCCTAGAGGAGCTCCGCCACGTCGACGAGGCACTCCCCGGTGCGCTGAACGGCCCCTACCCGCAAGAGCGAAGCACCGCATTCGCGACCATTATCGAACCCGCATCGCTTGCCGCCGACCGCGCGAACCACCAGGCACTCGGCCGACTCACGCGTCGCGCGATGGTCATCGCCCGAACCCTCGCTGCCCTCGAGATCGAACTCCCGAGCCTCGACGAGACGCTCCGGCTCCGTGACGACCTCCTGATCCCGCTCGACGCGGAGATCGACATCGCGAGCGGCTCGCAAGAGGACGAGGCGCACATCGCACTCCGCGAACTCCGCGCGACCGTGATCGACGACCTCTCGACGCGCGGCGCGCGGCTCACAGAACTCGCCACCTACACGCCGCCGAAGCCCGTCTCTACGCTCCTCCTCTCGCAGCGGCTCTACGGCACCGGCGAACGGCACGACGAGCTCGAGGCGCGAATCCGGCCGCGACACCCGGGATTCATTCCCGCGGCCGAGCCGCTCCGCGTCCTCTCCGCGTGAGAGTTCGAACTTGCGAAATTGCGCAATTTCGCAAACTGGACCGATTGCTTGACTTGGGGCGTCCATGACGGACCGCATCGAGCTACGAGTCGAAGGCGCCTCGTTCGACGGCTGGAAAAGCGTGTCGGTCGTCCGCTCGATCGAACAGCTAGCGAACGGGTTCAGCCTCGAGAAGAGCGAACGGCAGCCGCTCGACCCCGAGCGTCGCGCGCTCCGGCGCGGGCAGGCGTGCGACGTCTACGCCGGCGGCGAGCGAGTGGTCGCCGGCTACATTCAGAAACTCGCGCCCCGCTATGACGCGCTGAGCCATTCAGTCGCCGTCTCTGGCTGGGACGCGACGGCCGATCTCGTGAAGTGCTCGGCCGTGAAGGCGCCGAAGGTGCCGGCCTCGCTCGAGCAGATCGTCGCCGCACTCGCCGCCCCATTCTCGATCAGCGTAACGGTCGACGTCGACACCGGCGCGCGCTTCTCGCGTTTCAAAACGCAGCCCGGCGAGAGCGCGTTCTCCGCGATCGACCGAGCGTGCCGCTACCGCGGCGTGATCGCCGTCTCCGATGGAGTGGGAGGGCTGCGGATCACGCTCCCCGGATCCGTGCCGGCGCAGGCCGTACTCGAGCCCGGGAATCACATCCTCGCCGCCGAGGTGACGTTCGACGACGCGGACCGCTTCGCCTCGATCACCATGCAAGCCGATCAGGAGGCAGGCTGGCCGGGTGAGCAATCTCCGCTGTCTGCCACAGCGCACGACCCGGCGATCGACCGCTACCTCCCGCTTGTTGAGCGGGCAGACGAGCCGCCCGACAACCTCGCGGCACTCGGCGCCCTGGCGCAGCGGGCCGTCAATCTACGTGCTGCTCAGGCGATGCGCGTCGCCTACACCGTGCGCGGCTGGCGTCACCGCGTCTCGAGCGGGCCGCTTTGGACTCCGGGCGAGCTCGTGACCGTGCGCGACCCGGCACTCGGCATCCAGCGCGACCTCCTGCTCTCGGCCGCGACATTCACGCAAGACGCCCAGGGGCAGCGGAGTTCGCTCAACCTGCTCCGCCCCGAGGCGTTCGACCTCCGAAAACTCGTGCAACCCGCACCCGCGACGCCGGAATTTTGGGGGGCCCCGTGACGAGTCCCCGAGCTCTCTCTGCACTGAAGCGCCGGATCGCACTCTCTGTCGGCCGAATGATCCTCTCTGCGATCGACGACTCGGGTGTCGACTCCGAGGGCCGCATGACCTCGCAGCGCGTCTCCGGCACCGCCGCCGGCGACGAGCGGCTCGAATCGATCGCGCTCCTTCAAGCTTACGGGTTCACCGCGCACCCGATCCCCGGCAGTGCCCCGATCATCCTCGAGATCGGCGGCTCGCGTGGTCGAGTCGTCGCGATCCTCCCAGACGAGCCCCGCTACCGCCCGACCGGGCTCTCCGAGGGCGAGGTCGCGATCTACACCGACGAGGGCGTCGCCGTGCACCTCAAGCGCGGGAACGTCGTCGAGATCAACGCCAGCGGCGGGCTCACACTCAACGCCGACACGACGATCGAGGGCACGCTGCAAGTGAACGGCACGATCGACGCGACGCAGGACATCTCGACGCTCTGGAACATCGTCGCAACGCTTGCCGCGCAGGTCGGAACTAACCTCACCGTGCTCGGGCTCGCGACCGTCACCGGGCCGGGCTCGCTGATCGACGGGAAGAGCCCCGTCTCGCACACACACTCCGGCGTCCAAGCGGGCGGCGGGAACACCGGGCCGGTCAACTGATGCCCGTCGACCGCAAGCTCCGGAGCTCGTCGGGTCGATGGGGGCCGCCGCACCCCGACCTACAGGCGCCGCCGAACAAGACACGTCTCCCGCTGCTCGCAGAGGATCGGCCGCTCGGCGGCGACTACGTGCTCGGCCCGCTCGGCACGCTCGAGGACGAGAACGGATTCGAAAGCGCCGTCCGGCTATCGCTCTTCTCGCACCGGACCGCCGAGCCCTCCGACGTACGCGACGGCACGTTCCCCGACCGGCGCGGCTACTGGGGAGACTTCCTTTCGCCGCTTGGCCCCGACGATCGCTGGGGCTCACGGCTCTACCTGCTCGAGGGCCAGAATATGACGCGTGCGCTCCTCTCGACGGCGCGCGGCTACGTGCTCGAGTCGCTCGACTGGCTTCCGAAGCTCGGGCTCGGCCGCGTTGAGGCAACGGTCACCGCCGGCGACGAGCCCGGCCGAATCGACATCGCGATCGATCTCTTCGAGACGGCCTCGGCAAGCCCGAGGCTCTTCCGCTTCGTGTGGCAAAACATCCGGGAGGCCGCATAAGTGCCGTTCGCGCGACCCACACCGGCGGAGATCCTGGCGCGTATCCAAGCCGACTATAAAGGCGAGCTCCCCGACGCCGACCCCTACTTCCCGCGCTCGACGATCTTCGCCGAGCTCGCGGCACTCACCGCCGCGATCCACGAACTCAACGGCCGCCTCGAGGGGGTCGTGCGGAACCACTTCGCCGACACCGCCGACCCGGACGAGCTCGAGCGCAAGGGCTCGCTCTACGGCCTGACGCGTGGGCTGCCGGCCTATGCGGTCGGCACCGTGACCCACAACGGATTGGCGGGCACCGCCGTTCCCGAGGGCACGATCCACGTCGCCGCGAACGGCAATCGGTACCGCTCGACGAGCGCTGCCGTCGTCCCCGGTAGCGGCACCGTGACGTGCCCCGTACAGGCGATCGAGAAGGGCGCGGTGTCCAACATTCCGGCCGCGAGTGGCATCGAGCTCGAAGAGCCGATCCTCGGGATCGCGTCCGGGACAGGATTCGTCGGCACGGGTGGCATCACTGGCGGCGATGACGCCCAGGGCGTCGAGACGTTCCGCGCGGAAGTGCTCGCGCACATGCGCCGGCTACCGCAGGGAGGCACGCACTCCGACCTCGAGCGATGGCTGTTCGAAGCGCTCTCCCCGCCGTTCACGCGGGTTTTCGTGGGAACGCCGGCTGCCGGCTCGAACCTCGTCGGGTGCTTCGCCGTCGACGATACGCTCGACGTCGACGGCAACGCGATCGCCCGGGTCGCCGGCGACTACACCGCCGCGCTCGCCTACGTGTTCGCGACCGACCGCAAGCCGCTCGGCCTCGACGTGACCCTCGCGGCCCCCGCATTCGTCGATCTCGACATGACGATCACGCTCACGCCGAACACCGCGGCGACGCAGGCGGCCGTGCTCGAGGAGATCATTCAGCTCCTGATCCGTGAGGCGGACATCGCCACCGCGCCGCCCGAGAGCCACTTCGCACGCGAGATCGCCGGCGCGGCTGGCGTCACCGATCACACGATCGACACTGTGATCCCCACCGTCTCGGCGGGCCAGCTCCTCCGTATCGGCACGACGACGTTCCTGTGAGCTTCACGCCCCAGGAGTGGTCGCGCTTCGTGGCCGATCACTTCCCGCCCGGAGACGCGCTCGACACTGACTTCGGCTCGTACCTCTCGCTCCACCTCCGCGGTCTCGCGCACGAGCTCTCCCGCTTCGACGCGCTGCTCGACCAGGTCGGCGCCGAGCTCGACCCGCGCGAAGCGAGTTCTCTGCTCACCGACTTCGAACGCGAGCTCGACCTTCCGCGCTGCGGCTTCCAGCCCGAGACGAGTGCACTGCGCCGCGCGATGGTCGTCGCGTTGCTCACGCGGAGCCGTGACCTCTCCGCGCAGACCCTGATCGATGGCGCGGCCGTGCTCGGCTACGGGATCACCATCAAAGAGTATTTCCCGGAGACGGTCCCCGCCGACCTCCCGATTTCCAATCGATTTCGTTACGACGTGACGCTCTCCACCGAGCTCGAGGTCGTGCCGTTCCGCACCGGCCAGAGCACCACGGGCGATCCGCTCGGGAAGGTCGAGCAGGCCGATCTCGAGTGCCTGCTCGACGAACTCCAGCCCGCTTACATGTCGCGCGTTTTGCTCTAGGAGCCCCATGTATCGCATCGACACGAATAACAGCGTCGCGACGCCGCCGACCCCGGCCGCCCTCGGCACCGAGGGCTACTTCAAGGATGGTGCGGTTGGTGTGGGCGATGGGACGACGTTCGACTCCGCCTACGCGAACATGCTGCAGGAGACGATCCTGCACCTGCTCGACGAGCAAGGGGTCGCTCACACGAAAACCGGATTCGACGGACTCACACTCGCAGTCGTCGCGAAGATCGCCGAGCAGATCCTCGTCTCCGGGAACGCCGCCACCGAAGCAAAGCGCGGCGCGATTGAGGTCGCGACGGACACCGAGGCCAAGACCGGGACCGACGACACGCGGGCGATCACCCCGCTCAAGCTCTTCGACTCTTTGGAAATGGGCCACGTTCCCGGCGTAGGGGGCTACCTGTGGATCCGCCCGCGTGACCTGCTGATCAACTGGCTCGAAATCAACAATTCGCAAGACGGAGATCTCGTTCCGCTCGTGGTCGCCTACGTCAACGTCGCCGACTATGAATGCTACGGCGTGCACTTTCGACCGTCGGGCGGCAGTCAATGGGCAACGTGGACGCCCGTCTCCGGGGCCGACGTTCGTGTGAATCGCCAATCCTCCGGTATGCGCGTGCTCGGGCTGTTCGTCGGCACGCTCGCGGCCTGACGCGTGCCTCCGATCGTCTATTCGGAGATCGTCGTCTCCGGCCTGTACCTCGGGTCGGGCACGAGCCGCGGGAACGTGTTTTCCCGGATCGATGGTGCGACCTCGGCCCCGCTCTACGGCGTCGAGGGCGGCTTCATCGGGTTAGGGAACAGCGGTTTCGAGCAGGCGCTCTTCCTTCGCTACACGCTCGCGATCCCGAAGGGTGCGACGATCCGCCGCGCTCGATTTGTCGCGACGCCCGTCTTCCAGCCGACGGCCCCTTCCGGGTTTTTCCGTGTCGGCGTGCTCCGATTCGACGGTCGCTGGAACGCCGATGGAGAGTGGGGCTTCCGGGAAGCGGTAACCGGGTACCCCGACTCAAGCTTCATGCCGCGCCCGACCGAGCAGGCGTCCGACGCAATCCTCGCGGGCCGGCTCGTCGACGACGTGTTCCTCGGAACGGTGAACTACAAGGTCGGCGAGGTCTTTTCGGCCGTCCCGTTCGGGATCGGTGATGCCGCCTACGCGCCACTCTACCAGCTCCCGCTCGCGGCGGCCGTGCAGGCGTGGATCGACTCGGCTGACTACACACCGAGCCCGCGCACGGGCGAAGACATCTCGCTCGGCCAGATCGCGTTTGTTTTCGACCCCTACCTCGTCGGCGCACCGCCCGAATCGCTGATCCTCTTCGCCGAAGAATCGACCACCGCATTCGATGGCGTTCGCCTCGAGGTCGAGTGGGAGTTCGCGCCTCTCGAGGGCCAGGTCGTCGCGCGAGCCGAACTCTTCGAAACCGTCTCGGGTCGCGCTGCGCTCTTCGAAACCGTGTCTGTCGCGGCCGGGCTGCTAGAGATCGTCTCGGCGCGCGCAGCTCTGATCGAGGACACCGCACCGGGCATCACGCAGCCCGACCTACTCGTGCTCGGCGAGGTCGGGATCATCGGGATTTTCGACCCGTCGATTGAGTACGACCCGTCCCCGGCGAAGCGCGAGCTATGGCTCACCTACACGTCGGCGACGACGACGGCTCCTCCGTCGGCCGAGCGCCTCTCGACTCACCTCGCGAAGAGCACCGACGCAGGCGCGACGTGGACCTTTCGCGCGACCGTGTTCCCGAGCACGGCCGACGATCTGATCCTGCTACAGGGCGGCCCCGTCCCCGGCTTCTGGCACTACGAGACGTCGACGATGCTTCGCGACGCGAGCGACCCGGACACCGAGCGCCGGTGGAAGGTCCTCGCGTTTCGGATCTTCTGGCGCGCGTTCGATGGGACGCGCCTCCCGCCCTACTCCTGGCTCTCGCTCAAGACCGCTCCCGAGCCCGAAGGGCCTTGGTCGACCGAAGAACTGCACATCGGCAGCGGCAACGTGCCCGACCCCTACAACATTCAGACCCATAAGTTCGACGTGCTCGATCGGGTGCTCGAGCGGCACATCACGTTCGGCGAGCCGGCGCTGCTCGAGCGCGCCGGGATCGTCTACCTGCTCTGCACCGGGCTTCGAGCCACGGGCTCGACCGGCCTCTACCTCTTCCGCTCGCTCGACCATCTCGCGTCGTGGCAGTTCGTGCGCCAGGTGACGACGGTCCTCGACTACCGCGGGATCGGCACGCTTGTCTGCGACGGGTCGGAGCTCTTCGAGATCGGCACCCGCACGTTCCTCCTGCTCGCGTGGCGCGACCCTTACTCACTTCTCTACGCGGGAACGAAGCTCTTCGAGTTCGAGGACTTCGAGGCGGGCGTCCTGCGGCGTGATTCGCTCGGCGCGCTGCTCGTGCTCGACTCCCGCCCGACCCTCCCTCAGATCAATTCAGGATCGCATGGCGGCGGGCAGGCCGGGTACCACCCGCAAGCCACCGCGTGCGGCGTCCTCCAGAGCCAGATCGCATTCGTCGACAGCCAGCTCCCTCGCTGGGCCCGAATTCACGCAACACGCTGGAATCCAATCGGAGACTGAATGCTCGCAACCGTGCCGCCGACGATCCGCGCCGGCTCCGCGTGGACCGTGCGGATCGTCGACCCCGAAAACGAGACGCGCGACGTCACCGACCCGCTGCGGCTGCTCACTGCCGCAAATGGCGCGACGAGCTCGTTCCGGATGTTCGAATCGTTCACCGACTCCGCCGGCGATCCGGACGACTGCGAAGCGACCTCGAGCTCCCCCGCCGCCGCGAACTCGATCACGATCAACAGAGCTCGGCGCTTCAAAGTTGGCGACCTGGCCGAGATCACGCTCGACGACGCGACGCTGCAGTTTGTCACGGTGAACACGGTCGGCCTCGGGAGCGGCACGCTCGGGCTCGCCGAGGTACTCGCCGCCGGCGTCTCGCGCGGCGCTCGCGTGCGTCGCGCGATCGGTGGCGTCGTGGCGATGACCGAACATGGCACCCCGGACGGCGCCTCCGAGGAGTGGGGCTTCGAGGGAGACGGCGACCCAGCCCTCCCAATCGGCCTCAAGATCCGCGTCGAGATCTCGTTCGTCGGGGACACGGCCGGCGATGCACTCAAGGCGCGCCGTTCGATCTGCACCGAGATCGTCGACCGGTGCGAGGCGTGACCGAGGGAGCGACCGGGCCCGAACTCGACCGCGTGATCGACCTCGGATCGAGGCTCGTAAAGGGCCTCTGGATCCTCGG